GGCAGCGTGGCCATCCGTGCGGAGCGCTGGATCAACTGGCGTCGTCGCCGTACTGCGGCGGTGGCGGTGATCACCGGAGTGAACTACGGCAGTGCGTCCGGCGGCTGAGTCTGATAAGGAGGACGGGAGGCGTGCGCCTCCCGTAACAGGTTATGGCAAAGATCCGATATCTGCAGGGCACGCATGATGCCCGGGCCGGGGATATCCGTGATGTGGCACAGCCGTGTGCGGAGGTGCTGGTTCGCCTGGGAAAGGCGGAGTACATCACGGTGCGACGTCCGGCAGGTCAGAAAAAGAAACGTGATGCGGAGCATGGCGAATGTGGAACCTTTTACGGCGAACCCGAAAAAACCAGAAATCAGGACGTGACGTAAGAGAGGCGGGCTGGACCAGCCTGTTTCAGGCGGTGGCTGAGCCCTTTTCCGGCGCCTGGCAGCAGGGCGTGAAAGCCGATCCTGAAGCCGTCCTCTCCTTTCATGCGGTGTTTGCATGTATTTCGCTGATATCCCAGGATATCGCCAAAATGCGGCTGCGTCTTATGCAGACGGATGCGCATGGGATACGCAGGGAAACGCGCCGGGGGGATATTGCCCGCCTCTGTCGTCGTCCCAACGCCCAGCAGAACCGCATCCAGTTTTTTGAACTGTGGCTGAACGCCAAACTGCGTCATGGCAATACGGTGGTGCTGAAAATCCGTAATGCCCGGGGGCAGATCAAAGAACTGCGTATTCTGGACTGGAGCCGGGTTGAACCTCTGGTGGCGGATGACGGCGAGGTGTTCTACCGCATCACGCCGGACCGGAACTGCGGGATCACGGAGGCGGTGACGGTGCCTGCCCGGGAAGTGATCCACGACCGGTTTAACTGTTTTTTTCATCCGCTTATAGGATTGCCGCCGGTGTATGCCGCCGGGCTGGCGGCCACGCAGGGGCATCATATTCAGGAAAATTCGACGTCTTTTTTCAGAAATGGCGGCAGGCCGTCCGGGGTGATTGAGATCCCCGGCAGTATTACGGAAGAAAATGCGAAAAAACTGAAGAGCAACTGGGACAGCGGGTATACAGGCGAAAATGCGGGGAAAACGGCCATTCTGAGCAACGGGGCAAAATACAACCCCACGACGTTTTCACCGGTGGATGCGCAGACGGTGGAACAACTGAAGATGACCGCTGAAATTGTCTGTTCGGTGTTCCGTGTCCCGGCCTACAAGATTGGCGTGGGACAACCGCCTTCCAGTGACAACGTGGAGGCGCTGGAGCAGCAGTATTATTCCCAGTGCCTGCAGACGCTGATTGAGTCCATTGAACTGTTACTGGATGAGGCGCTGGAAACGGGGGAAAACGAGAGTACAGAATTTGATGTCACCACGCTGCTGAGAATGGACAGTGAGCGGCGCATGAAAACGCTGGGGGATGCGGTGAAAAATACGCTTCTCACGCCCAATGAGGCCCGTAAACGGGAGAACCTGCCGCCCCTGGCCGGCGGTGATGCACTGTATCTTCAGCAGCAGAACTACAGTCTGGAGGCGCTGTCCCGTCGTGATGCCCGTGAGGATCCGTTCGCGTCTGCCGGGAAAACAGTTTCATCACAGCTGCCTGACGGCGCATCTGACGGTAATAAGGCAATCAGTGAAACAGAGCATGATGCGGTGAAAGCGATGTTCAGGGGGGATACTGAGAAAATGACGGAACGGGAACTGTCCATTATTCGTGCACTGGGCGAAGAATTTTCCACAGTGCTGGCGGATTTACAGCGCACATTTGAGGGGAAGATGGCCTCGCAGGCACAAGCGTTTGAAGAGAAACTGACTTCCCTGTCGGCGGTATTACAGAAGCATGTGACGGTGGATGAGGTGCGTCCGGTTCTGCAGGCGATGGTGGATGACGCTGTGGGGGCCATTCCGGTACCGCGTGATGGTCGTGATTATGATCCGGATGTACTGCAGCAGGCGGTGAATGATGCGGTCGCAAATATTCCGCAGCCGGCGGACGGTAAAAGTCTCACCCCGGATGATGTGCGTCCGATGCTTGAACAGATGGTGAAGGAGGCTGTAAGCCATATCCCTGTTCCGCGTGATGGTCGTGACTACGATCCGGAAGTACTGCAGAAGGCGGTGAATGATGCGGTCGCAAATATTCCGCAGCCGGCGGACGGTAAAAGTCTCACCCCGGATGATGTGCGTCCGATGCTTGAACAGATGGTGAAGGAGGCGGTAAGCCATATCCCTGTTCCGCGCGACGGTCGTGACTATGATCCGGAAGTACTGCAGAAGGCGGTGAATGATGCGGTCGCAAATATTCCGCAGCCGGCAGACGGTAAAAGTCTCACCCCGGATGATGTGCGTCCGATGCTTGAACAGATGGTGAAGGAGGCGGTAAGCCATATTCCTGTTCCGCGTGATGGTCGTGACTACGATCCGGATGTTCTGCAGAAGGCGGTTCTGGATGCGGTGAGTGCCCTGCCGGCTCCGCAGGACGGGCGTGATGCCACGGCACTGGAAATACTCCCCGCCATTGACGATCAAAAATCCTTTCCCCGGGGCACGTATGCCACACACCAGGGCGGACTCTGGCGGGCGTATGAAAAAACGCACGGGATGCGGGGATGGGAATGCCTGGTTGACGGGGTGGCGGATATTGACGTCAGCATGACGGGTGAGCGGTTGTTCTCTGTGGTGGTCCGGCAGAGCAGTGGCCAGCGTACGGAAAAAACATTTTCCCTGCCGGTGATGCTCTACCGCGGTGTGTTCAGAGCCGGTGAAACCTACCACCCCGGCGATACGGTGACGTGGGGGGGCTCGCTGTGGCACTGCAACAGTATGACCGAAGATAAACCCGGAGAAGCTCATTCATCAGCCTGGACCCTGGCTGCAAAACGTGGGCGGGATGCAGGAGGCTGAAAATGACGGCATTACTGACACTGGAAGAGATCAAGGCACATCTGCGTGTCGACCATGACGCGGATGATGACATGCTGATGGACAAGGTTCGTCAGGCTACCGCCGTGCTGCTGGCCTACATTCAGGGCAGCCGGGATAAGGTGATTCGTGAGGACGGTGAACTGATCCCGGGCGAGGCATTAACCCGGATGAAGGGGGCTGCCATGCGACTGACCGGGATGCTGTACCGGAATCCGGATTTTGCGGAGCGGGAAGAACTGATTCAGGGGGAGCTGCCGTTTTCTGTTTCCGTGCTGATTTACGATTTGCGTTGTCCGACGGTGTTATGAGGAGGGGGAATGGCAATATCTGCAGGTCGTCTGACACAGATGATAAGTGTTCTGAACCCGGTGTTAACCCGTAACGCTGCCGGAGAAATGACGGAAGAATGGGTGTCATGCGGGAAAATTCATGCGGATATCCGGGGCAGGAGCAGCCGGGAGCGGATGCAGTCCGGTGCGGAAATGGCGCAGGCGGAAATCCGCATCTGGGTGCGCGGTCAGTCCGGTCGGGAAATCACGGCAGCGTCACGACTTCATGTGCTGAGTGGTCCCTGGCGTGACCGGATCCTGAACGTTGTCGGGCTGCCCGTGCCGGATGCGACCGGCGGACGTCTGGAAATTCTCTGTCGGCTGGGAGGGGAAAAATGATCGAAACCCTGCTGGATTTTTCGGGGCTGGAGGACATCAGCCGCGATTTGCAGCTTCTGAGTGGTGCAGAAAATAACCGGGTGCTGCGTGAGGCAACCCGTGCGGGTGCGAATGTGCTGAAAGAAGAAGTGGTGTCACGGGCACCGGTACGCAGGGGAAAACTGCGCCGCAATGTGGTGGTCCTTTCCCGGCGCTCCCGCGATGGCGGGATGGAATCCGGTGTGCATATCCGGGGTGTTAATCCGGACACCGGTAACAGCGATAACACCATGAAGGCGGATAACCCGCGCAACGCTTTCTACTGGCGGTTTGTGGAAATGGGGACCGTGAATATGCCACCGCACCCGTTTGTGCGCCCGGCATTTGATGTGCGCAGTGAACAGGCGGCACAGGTGGCGATTGCGCGGATGAACCGGGCCATTGATGAGGTACTGAGACGATGACGGAGGCGGATTTGTATCCTCATCTGGCGCATCTTGCCGGCGGGCAGGTGTACCCGTATGTGGTCCCCCTGCTGGATGGCAGGCCGTCGGTGGCGCTTCCGTGGGTGGTTTTCAGCCTGATTTCATCGGTGTCGGCGGACGTGATGGGCGGGCAGGCGGAGTCCTCAGTGTCGGTGCAGATAGACGTTTATGCCGGGACTGTGACGCAGGCGCGTCAGATACGTCAGGACGCCCGTGAAGCCATAATGCTGCTGGCCCCGGGATCCGTCAGTGAAATGCAGGACTATATTCCGGAAAACCGCTGTTACCGTGCAACCCTGGAGTTTCAGGTCACGGTGT